TGTTGATATTCTGTTCCGGTATATGGATCAAAGTCAGTTTTTTTCATGCTGATAGATTCACTATTTCCCATATACATAAACAAAATATTAATAAAATTGATTTAAAAGTTTTATTAATATTTTTATTAACATGGCGTCTCAAATAGATAAAGAACTCTTGAATGATGGTGATATAAATAAAGAAGATGAAGAACTTGTCTTCAATCCTTATAATCCAAATAATAAAGAAATTACTGAAAAGCAAGTAAGCGATATTTTGAGAAAATATGGCGTACCAGATAAAGTTCATAATTTCAATTTGTATAGAAGAGCATTCATACATAAATCGTATTGTAAAAGACCTAAGTTAGAAAATGAAGAAAATGGTATTATTATAGCAGAAAAACCTGATGATTGTATGAAGTTAAAAACAAAATCGAATGAAAGATTAGAATTTCTTGGGGATGGTGTATTGGAGTGTATAACTAAATATTATTTATATAGACGGTTCCCTAAAGAAAACGAAGGTTTTATGACTGAAAAGAAAATTGCTCTTGTTAAAAATGAGTCTATTGGTAAAATGGCTTATGAGATGGGGTTAAATCATTATTACATTATGTCGGCAAATGCTGAAGAAAAGAAAACAAGAACAAATCTTAAAAAACTTGGTTGTTTATTTGAGTCTTTCCTTGGAGCATTATTTTTAGATTTCAATAAAATTACTATTGAAGATGAAGGCGAATGGTTTAAAAATGTATTTGTTACTGGACCTGGATTTCAAATTGCCCAAACATTTGTTGAAAATATTTTTGAAAAGCACGTTAATTGGACAGACCTTATCAAGGTCAATGATAATTATAAAAATAGACTACAAGTTGTTCTTCAAAAAGCATTTAAGGTAACACCAATTTATATGGAAATTGGTGAGTGGGATGAAGATGAGGGTTATCACATGGGTGTATTCCTATGTATAGGACAACATCACCACGGTTTAACACTTAATGATGCTATTACTATGAATGATATAGGTAGTTGTTTAGAAGATATAGTTATATATATGGCAGATGATCATGATAAACTATGGTTATTCTTAGGCGAATCAAAACATAAAATAAAGAAAAAAGCTGAACAAGCAGCGTGTAAATCAGCTTATGAAATTCTTACTGGTGTTTAAATTAAATAAAGGGACATCATCATTATCATCAACTTTTTCTATTACACATCTTTCAATATGACATAGTATGGGTGAAGGTTGTCCTAATTTTTTTTTACCACTTTTGGGTGGAGATGGTGTACGTGGACTATCGTTTTCTTCTTTCAATAAAGAATTTATTTTTGGTGAATTCTTTCGAAATGATTTTATACGAACTTCTTCCATTTGAATAAATATATAAAGTTTTTTTTATATTTATTCTTTATAGATGAATAAAAAGTCCATTTTAGAAAGATTACAGAAAAAAGAAACTCCCAAAGAAAGAGAAATTGTAAAAGTACGCGTTTTAAGACCTATGGGCGTTGAAATAACAGAAAATTTGCGAGATAAAGATTTTAATCCAAATGAATTCAGGAATATGCTTTCCGATAGAAATTATAAACCAGAAAGTGAAGTTAATGTTGGTATTTTCAGGGATATAAAAGAATTACCTAATGTTGCCAAAAAAGCTACCGCAAAAATATCAGAACCAGCACAGGCATTAATTAAACTCGTAAAAGAAGCTCCAAAGAAAAAACCAAAGAAAAAGTTAAAACCAGAAGATGAAGTCGTATTTGAAACCGTTCATCTTGACGATATTAAAATACAGTCGGATGGTGGATTATCCATTAAAGATAGATTGCCAAAAGAAAAAGATATTTACAATGTAAAACCTTCTGTTTATGTTATGAATAATAGAGAAAAGTTTGTTAGCTTTATCAATACTATATTTGAAAAACAATATCGTTCTCAAATTATGGGGGAAGATAAAAAAAGTTTAACATGTGATTCGTTAAGAAGTGGTTATAAGGGTCTATTAACACATCAGAAAATTATAAGAGATTATATGTCTATTTACAGTCCATATAGAGGTCTATTGTTATATCACGGATTAGGTGCTGGTAAGACATGTGGTTCAATTGGAATTGCTGAAGGTTTAAAAACAACAAGAAAAGTTGTTATTTTAACTCCTGCTTCATTACAAAATAATTATAAAAAAGAATTGAAAAAATGTGGAGACGAATTATATCGATTAAATCAATATTGGGAATTCGTTGAAACGGGTGGTGAAACAGAAATAGAAGAAGCTTTATCGAAAGCATTAAATTTGTCAATTAATTATATCAAAAAAAATAATCCTCCAGGCGCTTGGTTAGTTAATGTTAATAAAGAACCTAATTATTTCAAATTATCCACTCAATACAAAGCAAGTATTAATGACCAGATAAATGCAATGGTTGCACAAAAATATGAATTCTATAATTACAATGGTATGACACAAAAATTATTATCCACATTAGAACAACAAGCATTAATGGAGTCAGGTAAACTACAAAGAAAAAACCCTTTTGATAATAAAGTTGTTGTTATTGATGAAGTTCATAATATGGTTAGCACCATTGTAAATCAATTAGATTCTAAAACACCAACTATAAAAACTAAGTTGTATGAATATTTAAAAGACGCTCACAATTGTAGAGTTGTATTTTTAACAGGAACTCCCATTATAAATTATCCTAATGAAGTAGCTATTTTGTATAATATGTTAAGAGGTTATATAAAATCTTATTCATTTTCTTTGAACACAAGAAATACTAATCTTAGTAGCAAAGAAAAAGTTAAAAAAAGAGTTTTAGAAAAATTTAAAAAATCTGGATTTGTTGATTATATTAAATATAATACAAATAAAGAACTTCTTACTGTTACAAGAAACCCTTATGGTTTCTTTTCAAGTGCGGATAAAGATAAAAATTATCAGGGTGTTTCTCTAAACGAACAAGGTAAAATCGATGATGATAAATTTATTAAACACGTGGAAAGACTTTTAAATACAATCTCAATTTCTTTTAAAAGTGATCCTGTTATTGAGAAATTTACAGCATTGCCTGAGAAAAAAGCTAATTTTGAATCTAAATTTATTGATAAAAATACATTAAAATTAAAAAATAATATTTTATTTAAAAGAAGAATATTAGGTTTGACGTCATATTTTAGAAGTGCTTCTGAAAAATTATTACCTGAATTTGATGAAGTTGAGGTCATTAATATTCCTATGAGTGATTATCAATTAGGCGAATATGAAAAAGTACGAGTTAAAGAAAGAAAAGATGATAAATCTAAAGCTACCAGAAAAGCAAAAGCTAATAAATTCAATGAAGTATATAAAGAAAGTGGTAACTATAGAACTTGGTCCAGACTTGTTTGTAATTATGCTTTCCCTTCCGGTATTGAAAGACCTTTCCCAACAGGATATACTTCTCAAGATAATGTTAATGAAAATATGCTTGATAAACTTATGAATGAAAAAATATCCGGTGATAAAAATACACTTGAAGATATTGACGCTGAAAAAGAAGAAAAATTACAAGAAGACATTGATAAATTAAAAGAAAGTGGATATCATCAAAGATTAATGGAGGCATGGAAACAATTGGAAAGTAATAAAGAAATATTTACTGAAGCACAACTTAAACATTCCAGTCCAAAATTCCTTGAAATATTTAAAAAATTAAACGACAGAAGACATAAAGGCTTACATTTATTATACTCCAATTTCAGAAATATGGAAGGTATTGGTATATTTTCTTTGGTTTTAAAAGCACACGGTTGGCATAGATTCTCTATAGCAAAACAAGATGGTTTATGGAAACTTAATATGACAAGGGATATGTTTGAGTGTACTAAAGAAGAAGATGCCGAATCAAAAATTTATGCTTTATATACTGGAACTGAAGATGACGATGAAAAAGAAATTATTCGTGCTATTTATAATGGTGATTTAGACCTACTCCCTCCTGATTGCGCACATTTAAGAGAACAAATTAAATCTATATATCCTAACAATTTTTATGGACAATTAATTAAAGTTTTAATGATTACGCAAAGTGGTGCTGAGGGTATTGACCTTAAAAATACAAGATATGTTCATATGATGGAACCTTATTGGCACCCCGTTAGAAATCAACAAGTAGTTGGTCGTGCTGTTCGTATTTGTAGTCACAATGACTTGAAAGGTGGTGATAAAAATGTAAGAGCATATTTATATATAACATCATTTACACCTGCTCAATTAGACAAAAACAATACAAAAACATCACAAATATCCACTGAAACTGAAATATCCGATGCCGATAAAAGTAAAGTAACGGGAAAACCTATTACAACCGACCAATATCTACACGAAATTAGCACCCGTAAGAAAAATCTTAATACTGAAATCCTAAATGAAATAAAAAGTTCTTCTATTGATTGTAAACTATACGCTGATAAAAGAACCAAAGAACAAGTTATGTGTTATAATTTTGGAGACCCGGCTTCGCTTAGTTTCTCTTCTGTTCCTTATTACCGCGATGAACAAAAAGATAGTTATTTCAAGAAAAACTTGGAACGCATTGAACGTTCTTTCGATGCTACTATTGAAATAAATGGACAGAAATTTCAAATTAATTATGATAATAAAGAAAATCCTAATGAAGGAGGTTCTTTATTTGATATTACTACGAGTCTTCCAAGAGGCTTTTTATTACCCAATAAACCTGGTTCTACAACATTAAAAAGATACAAAAATCGTCCTAAACACTCTCTTGATAATTAATATCTTTTTCATCTACTGCTTTCTCGACTTTATCTTCAATATCCTTTGTTTCATTTTTTTTTAATAAATTCAATATTTCATCTTGTTTATTCAATATTGTATTTAACATATTAAATATTTTATCTTCATTATTTTCTATTGGTTTCAATTTTGATAATAATTCATTCACACCTTTATTTTCGCTTGTCTCCTCTATATTAAATGTAACTTTCCTGTCATCCTTCTTATCCTTCTTATTATCATTCAGCTTCAACCAATTTGTTGCATCTTCCATCCCATTTTTATTATATTTATTTTGTATTTGTTCCAATTCCTTTTCTCTATCTTGTAATGTTTGTCCCAATAATTTATTTAAATCAGCTGCTGGTAATTCTTCATTATTATTAAAACTAAAATCTATTTCATCCGGTTTTCCCGCGTTCATTAATCCATTAAATTCATCTTCTCTCTTTTTTAATTTCATTTCAAATTTATCATCTTTTACATATCGCAAATCTGTAGCATCTATTTGTTTTAATGATATTGTATTATTTATTTTTGCTTCGGGATAATAACTATTATCACTGTCTTTTGCGTATCTCGTTATATTTTTCTTTATAAATCCAATACTCTCTTGGACTACTTTCTTATTCACCTCTTGAATATTTCTATATTCACCCTGGTTTCTTTGATAATATTTGTATATGTTATTGAAAAATCCCATAAATCCCTGATTCTGTTTTATATTATATTGTCTATATTGATCTCCTATAACTTCCAATAATAGTAGTTTATTTTCATTATCCATATGTAAATAAACACAAATATATTTTAAATTCATATTTTATTAAAATAAATATTACGTAACTTTTTCATTAAATCGTCTGTAAAACGCACTTTCTGAAATTTATTAAATGATGTCCCTTTTGTTAATTCTATTATAAAATGTAAACAATACATTCCACATTCACTATCACTGTATTGGTGTCTTCTTTTATTTACTTTAAATGTATATTTTTTACCTAATTTTTTAGATTCATCCTGAACTCTTTTCACTAATGTTTTTATTTTACTTGGTGTTCTATCGCCATAACTATCAAAATAATATATTTCTTTTTTATACATATTAATATAAGCAGCTACCCAATGTGACCCTGGCTTGTCATGTGGGTCTAAATTAAATATTATACCTACTTTTTTTATACCATCATCTTTCGTTTTCTTTAAAGAAAACTTACATAATTCATCCCATACACATTCACCGTGCATTTTATGTGTGTCAAAATCAATTGGAGATGGACCTAAAAACTCAAAATCAGAATATTTCTCTTCGTATTGTCTCATTACATTTAATATATCAATACTCGTTAGCCATTCATTTGGTTTCTTTTTCCAAACACTTGGTTGAGTTGGCGCAAATGTATTGTTTTTTACTTTCTTATCTAATTTATTATCTGCCCATTTTTGTTTTAACCAACAAGATTCTCTATTACAAGTATTCTTCATATTCTCTCCCAATTGTCTCCATATTTCTTTTGGATTAGATGAATTTATTAACGCATCTCTATGTCTCGCATTCCATAAATCTTTCATATGCATTAATGACTTTTTAGTATAACAAGTAAAATCTAATGTTTCTCCAAGTTTTTTTGGAGCACATTTATCTTTTCTTGTCAATATTTTCTTTGTACTTTTTTTTCTTATACTCTTTTTCTTTGTACCTTTTCTTCTTGATCTTCTTTTTCTTGTCTTCCTTTTTTTAACCATAGATATATATTATTTAGATTTGTTTTTCACTCCCTTCATTTTCAATTCATCTAAACTTATGTTTATTACTTTCTTTTGAGGTATATATTTTTTCTCTTCCTTCTTACTTTTATGAATCTTTACATCTATAAATGATTCTATCTTACTTCTCTCCTTTCCTTTTTTTTCTTTCATCATTAACTTATTTTGTTCTTGCATCTCGAAATCTTTATTTACATGTTTGCTCTTTTTTTCCCCTAAATTTTTATAATCTTCTTGTATAATGTCTTTTTTATCTATAAATTTAAAATGTTCTATTAACGTACTTGAATAGCCCCTGAATGTAGATTTTAGTGTTTCATTTGTTTCCTGATTTCTTAATAAATCCTTTGTTTTCTGTAATATTCTCTTTCTATAAAATTGTAAATCTTTCTCATATTCTATATCTCTTTCTCTCTCTTTTTTAATATTTATTTTTTTATATGTTGAACTATTTGTAAAATAGATTAAATCCAGTGGATTCGCTGAAATATCCATAATTATGTTATAAGAATTTATAATATAATTGTTAATTTATTTTAATTTCACATCTTTTGTTTGTTGTCTTGTATGATTATCAAATAAATTCTTTCCCAAATTACACCTATTTGGGTTAAAAGCATCAAATGATTCTGGTTTCTGTAGCAAATCATTTGGATCAACACCCTTTGTTTGTTTAAAATGTTTTATATTAAATAAATCACTTGAACTATCAGGTATAAATTTTGATTGTGGGGCTTTTTGTAACGGATGTATAGTATTTCTTAAATGTGTTTCTATATCTACATTATTACAATAACCGCTGTATGGTGCTGAAGAACCTGGATGAAATACATTCGTATTTTGATATACTGGATAATTTGCCAACAATGTTGGTGATGTCTTTCTACAGTCCATCATTGGTAACGTTTCCAATCGCGTAGAAACTGACCTCGCTAATATGTGAGGTGCTAAACCGCCTGATGCTAAGTTTCTTTTATACATTCTATCACTTAATTGTGTTGTTCTTTCCTGATGACAATAATATGCTTCAAATGGTCTACTCATAATATATTTATTAACGATATTATTTATTCTTGAATTATTATTAATTAATAAATTAATTTAAAATTAATTGTCATATAAATATATACTAAATGTGCGGAATCTTCAGTATATTAAACAATAGTTTCGATAAAGAAAATATTGAAAAAGCATTCAAAAGAGGTGCTAATAGAGGTCCTGAATCCAGTGTAATTGAATATTCTATTGACAATAAAACTGTTCTTGGATTTCATCGATTGGCTATCAATGGTTATACCGATGTAAAAGCCAATCAACCTTTAAAACTACATAATTGTGCTTTAATATGTAATGGTGAAATCTATAATTATAAAAAACTTTACAAAATGTGCCCTTCTTTCCGCTCTAATACAAAATCAGATTGTGAAATTATTCTACATATGTATAATAAATATGGCATGAAACACACTTTACAACATATCGATGGCGTATTTTCTTTTGTTCTATTCGATTACAAAAAAAATTGTTGCTATATTGCTCGTGATACTTATGGTGTTCGTCCACTATTTTATTACAATGAAGGAAAAGATGTATTATTTTCTTCAGTTTTAAAATCTATTTCTAAATTATTACCTAACGAATCAAAAAATAAAATTGTTCAATTTCCACCAGGAAAATGTCACAAATTCAAATTTGATGAAATATATAAATTTAGTGACTCACACACATTTTCTTCTCCCAATGCTTTTCCTATAACATACGCTAAATTTAATTGGACAGAACGTATTTACGCAGCATTAGACAATGCTGTCAAAAAAAGAGTTTTTGATACAACTGAAAGAGAAATCGCGTGTTTATTATCAGGCGGTCTCGATAGTAGCCTAATTGCTGCTTTAGTTAGTAAATATTATACTAAGCTAACTGGTAAAAAAGTTCATACTTGGTCTATTGGATTTAAAGGCTCTCAAGATATTAAATTTGCACAAATGGTTGCTAATCATATAGGTTCTGAACATCACTCTATTATTGTTGAACCTGAAATATTCTTATCTTCTATCGAAAGAGTTATATATGATATCGAATCATATGATACAACAACGGTTCGCGCAAGTGTTGGCAATTGGTTAATTTCAAAATATATCAAAGAAAATAGTAAAGCTAAAGTTATATTTAATGGTGATGGTAGTGATGAGGTAACTGGTGGATATTTATATTTTCATTACATTAAAGATCCTCTTCTTTTTGACAAAGAATGTAGAAGATTATTAAAAGATATTGCTTATTATGATGTATTGCGTTCTGACCGTTCTATTTCGTGTCACGGACTTGAAGCAAGGACTCCTTTCCTTGATAAGCAATTTGTTGATTTATATTTGTCAATACCTCCTACCGAAAGATGTCATTCTAAGAGTGGTTTCTGTGAAAAATTCTTACTTAGGTCTTCCTTTGATAACGGACTATTACCGGATAAAGTTCTATGGAGAACTAAAGAAGCTTTCAGTGATGGCGTTAGTAAAGTTGAAGATTCGTGGTCTGATATGGTTAAATATTATGTAAAACATAACGTTTTCTCTGGTGATGATTATCCCGATAAAGATGAAGATATTATTGCTATGCTTGTTGAACAACAAAATATTACACATAATGTTCCTACTACGTTAGAGCAGTTATATTACAGACTTATTTTTGAAAAATACTATGGTAATGTAGACCCTAAAGTGATTCCATATTTTTGGATGCCAAGATATGTTAAAGCTGATGATGCCAGTGCTCGTTCGCTTAATATTTATAAAATCAGAAATAATAAAAATATTAAAAAGGATTAATCCCATCTAATTTTTACGTGTCTTTTTACCTTTTCGAGCTTTTCTTCTTGTTTTATTCTTATTTATTTTCATAAATTCAACTAATGGTTTCATTATATCATTATTTGTATAACCGCTCGTATCTCTTGGATTATAACGAGACCTATTACATTCTCTAATCAATTCTTCTCTATTAATTTTTAATCTTTTATTTAGTTTTGATTCTACGAATTTATTTACAAAATCGTCATGTTCAATTCCTACTCGATATGGTTGAACTTTTTGATAGTCAACATTTCTATGTCTCATTTTATAATGTTCATCTCTATCATCAAAGAAAATAACTTTATCATTCTTAGTTAATCTTGTACAATCCAATAGATCTTCCCACGATTTTTCATATCCACTTCTTTTCTCTTCAACTATCTGGTTATTATACTTCCAACCTTTTATTGTTCTATCAAATAATTTATGCTTTATTTTGTGTTCTATATATTTTCTTATATTTGTTGCCCAACTTGGTGGTCCATTATTATTAGTATACATTATTACTTCCAATCTTCCCTTTTTCTTCATTTTTTTCAAATATCTAAATACATTAAATATACCAGGTCTAAATATCATTGGAAACATATCAAATAATTCATAATATTCTTTTACTAATAATGGACGCGATAATTCTTCTATTATATCTTGATACAAAGCTATTTGTGTAAAATATCCTATACATTTATCCATATCAAATACTATT